GCTCGTGTAATTGGCGGTGCATCTCAATTGGGTCGTTATGCTTTGGGATTAGGCTCTTTACTTGGGGCTGGCTTAACTGCTGATACGGCTCGTCGTTCAAATAGCGTAGGTAGTATTCCCCCCAGGGATAAAACGGGCGAATCTTATCGAGATGCTGAGCTTCGTTTGAGTGCTGCTGCTCGTGCTGCTGGTGGCCCAGCTGCTGGTGGTGGACTTGGAGGAGGTAATGCCGCTAGTTTCATTCCTTATGCAAGCAGCGGTTTTTCTGGCGGCGGCACCCCAGCTGCAGAACGTGCGTATCAACAAGAAGCTTCTCGTACCGCACAGATGGCGGCGCAAAACCCAGATCTTCAGCGTTACGAAACTGCACGTGCAGCTGCTGCAAAGTCTGGTGATCAAAGCAAAATGGATTCTGCACGGGACATTGGTATGCAGATCTGGGCCCAACGCAATCCAACCCTTGCTGCAAAAGTTAAGTCCGGTCAATCTGGATATGATGCAATCCAAGGTGTACTAAATGCAGGGCAAATGGGTGCCCCCATTGACTTGCCATTCAATACATCAAATCCATTAAGCACTACACCAGTACCAGCAACAGCTGAATATGGCAGCACCACACCAGCGCAATTACCCCCTGGCGCAGCATTACCAACTAATGCATTTGGTAATGTGCGTCCAGGGATGTTTCAAACCTTTTTAAACCAAACACCACTGCAAGTTTCCCCACTTGGTGACACTGGTTCTTTAGGTCAAGTTGGTTATGGAAGCTCTGTTGCACCTATTGGCGGTCTAGTAACAGACGAAGCATTTAAAACAGATAAAGCACGCCAAATGGCTGAGATGTATAAGAGCGCATTATTAAGTGGGGTAAAATAAAAAATCCTGGCATTGCATTGCATGTAAGCCCAGCCAGCTGGATAACAGATCAACGATCTACGGAGACCAGCGTTGTTGCTTTAAACCAATGATTCTCTGCCCGAAATTTGTTAAACGAACCTTGACGCACTTAGCAGCTGCGTTAACGCTGCAAACAGTATTTATCCCTGGTCTCAAGGCAAGTTCAAATTGGGTAGGAGATTGATAAACCGGAAACTAATATGGCAACACCTCGCGTTGGTATTCTTCCTTCAGCTGATCGGACAGCAATTTTTGATGCTGCCAAACGCTTGAAATTAGATCCATATGAACTAGGCGGATTCTTGTCTTTGGAATCTGGCCCCAACATGGATCCTAATATCCGTGGCGGTGCTGGTAAAAATTACTACGGCATGATTCAATTTGGCCCCACTGAACGCCAACAGTATTTAGATCCAAACAAGATTGGTAAGTACACCCGTGCTGAACAAATGCCCCAAGCTGTTCAGTTCTTGCTTGATCGAGGCTTTAAGCCTGGTCAGATGGGAATTGATCGTGCATATGCAACAGTTCTTGGCGGAAATCCGAATGTTTCTTTGAACGCCAAAGATTCTTTTGGTACGTCAGTTGCCGGTGCTTTGCCACGTTTTAGAAAAGGTGGGGATCTTTACAAGAATGCGCAACGTGTACTTGGAGATATTCCAACTGATGCGTCTAAAGCTCCAACTCCCACACAGCAACCATCTACGGAAATATCAACAAACGCCGTATTAAATCAAATTTCTGCAATGTTACGACCAGCTCAGCCAACGCCACAAGAATTTGTTGGTAACTATTTAATGCAAGAAATGTTCAGGCCAAGGCAGTCTATTCTTTCAGACATAATCCCTGGTTTGCTCAATCAAGGTTTATAATAAATAAAAACAGGACATAGAACATTGGCATCGACATCTACAAATAAACAACCAATGCTGGTTGACCGCCCATTGTTTGATGCTGTAAGAGTCACAACGCAGACAGTGGGTAGTGCCTCATCCAACACACTATTTGTGCAGGGGGGCCAGGCACCATCGATCTTGGTGGATATGGATGCCAATTTACAAGAAGATAACAATAATGGCGGTGTTGTTGATTCCATCACAATTACACGGAATGATTTTTACAGGGCCGCAGATTACACGGTTAATGCTTCAACTTCTGGTACTGTTGTATCTCTTGTCAGTGGTCAGATTGTTTTTGTTGCTGCCACTGGGGTCCTAAGCACTGCCGCTGCAAGTGGTTATGGCTACTACGCATACACTGGTGCGACAACATTAACAGGCATTAATACTGCGCTGCTTTACTCTGGTGGCACTGCAACAGGCTTTGATTACAAAGGTGTTGCGTACGGTGCACAACCTGCTGCAACTTTTGTTTTTTATCACACACGCAATACAACAGTACCTATTCCAGCCTCTGGTGATTACAAGGTGTTGTTCGCTAAAACCATCCCTGCCGGCAGTGGCACTGTCGACTGTTCTGATGTGATGCCACAATTAGCAACTCCAGTTGTTAGTGCAGGTAATACCAATGGTCTTGGGCCAACTTCTCCATTACGTAATAAAGGTATTTATTTAGAACGTGGCGACCGTATTTACGTTGGTGTTTTCCCAGATGCTGTTAATTCAGCTGGTTACACCCCTGGCGTTCACGTGATTGCAGAAGGCGGATTCTTCTGATCATGGCAACAAAGGGTGGAAACTCCTTTGGTACTTTTCAGGGTAATACTTCATATAAGATCAACGGATTAAAACCAATCACCACTGAATTTTCAAAAGGTTCAGTACCAAACTCTCTGTATGCAATCAACAGAGAATCAGCTTGGACAAGGTGGCGACGAGGTTATGAGCTAGCTACGGCTACGTCATACAGCAATAATTACGTTTATCCATTTCAATATGCAGTACCTTTTGAGGAAGGGTTCCTGCCCGCTGGTACGTCATATCCAGACATCCTTGGCGTGTTCCAGGGTTTCCCCACCCTAAACAAGGAATTTCGTGTTCATTGGGCAGCAAAAAAAACAGAAGGTAGCGTACGTTCAGATCAAATTAGTCCTGCATCACGTTTAGTTAGTGACGATTGGATTGATGCTGGATTTAAGGATTATGAGAATATTGGATATTGGTTAGACGAAGATACCTTGGCATATGACTCAGATTTATACGTTGAATCTGTTACTGAAGATGCTAGTTATTGGTACGTGAAATTACATGGTACTTGGTCCCCAGCCAACAAGCTTCCTCCACCTTTTTATATTGACATGGGGGGATCACTGGAAGGACTCAAACCATTAAATGGCGAAATTCTGGAAGACCGGATTCTTACTAAGAATGGTGCCATCATTGACCGGGATACAGTTAACCCACTCACGCAAAAACGCTACGGTTACGTTCAAGCTGTTCTTGTTGATACCAATGAAGAAACTGGTATATTGAAATTAAAGAAGGCGGGTTCTGTTGAGGCCACTCCTGATCGTGCTCTCGTTACTCCTGCGACCAGGCCACCACTTATTGGTAGGTATTTAATTACAGGCCCGCGATATTGTTGTACTTGCCAGGATTTTACAAGGCGACAGTACAGTTATATGCGTAACTTAGGCGCATCTAACAAACGCGCTTTCCCACGTGCTGGTCTTGGTAGTATCAAGCCAGGTCGTTACGAAATACTAAAACGTCTCGGCATTGTCGATAACTCTTCAATGACAGATGCAGATGTGAATCGCATCTTGCAAATTATTTCCCCTGGCTCACAATTTGTTTTACCTGATTCCATTACCACAGAGTCAGCCATTGATTTAAATGCAGGACGAGACAATCCTGGTGTTTATTCAGAATTTGGTTATATCTATTTGCGTTCCACGGACAATCCAGGCTTAACCGGATCTTCTGCTGAGGGTATGCCAAGCTACGAAGATTACACATCTTTGATCACAAACCCAGACTCTCAATCAATACCACAAAAAGAAATCACCTCCCTTAACGACTTCTGGTCCCCAGTCCTGGATGAGATGCGTTACTGCAAACACATTTATGCGATGCGGTTCCAGGATGATGTATTCCCGCCCGAGCCTTCTGATTTCCCCGTGGAAAATGGCAGTATGGTGAATTGGGAACAAAACTTGGTCGATAAAACAGAGAATGATCAAGAGAAAGCATCTCGTTCATTATCGACAGAAGCTTTGTCTTATATGGATGTACCTCCCTATAACTGTCAAGCACAAGCCATGCAACCAATGTTGCAACGTTTATTTAACATACCTTTGACGTATATCAAGATTGACGGATTTACCATGTATGACAAAAACGGATTACCTTATGTGCCATCACTTGGAGAGAAGCCCAGCACTTGAGCTTTTTCCACTAAAATGGTTTAAATGGGTAATTAGCGCAATAAGTACGAATGCTCCTCCTAACTTCAACCACAGATGTTATTCAGATTGTTGCAACAGATGCAACTAAGTTAGAGATCCATGCGTCTTATGCAGACAACGCATCTGGTGTCGTTACTCCTGGCCGTCAAAACATCGTTGTTACCACAAGTGGTACTGCAACAGTTGTTACTGCACCAGGGGAAGGCGTTGAGCGCAATATTCGCACAATGGTCGTTCGTAATGACGATCCATCTAGTTCTAATAACGTACGTGTTGAGCATACAAATGGCATAGCGACTGTCACGCTGTGGTACGGAAACCTATCTGCTGGTGAAGAAGCAATCCTTTCTCAGGAAGGTACCTGGCATTCTTATGACCTGTCTGGTTTAGAAAAGAACTACAACATGATTGGTCCTACGGGACCAGCAGGTAGTCCAGGCGGTGCAACCGGAGCAACAGGTATTCAAGGTTCAACAGGACCTACGGGGGCACAAGGCATTACGGGTGCCACTGGTATTGCAGGCCCCACTGGTGCCACCGGTGCAGTAGGTGTTACCGGAAGTATCGGAATTACAGGTGCTACAGGCACACAAGGAACCACTGGCGCTACAGGTGTTGCAGGCCCTACTGGTGCCATTGGTACTACAGGTGCTACAGGTGTAGGCATTACCGGTGCTACGGGCGCAGCAGGTACAGACGGTGCCACTGGTGCGACAGGCGTTACAGGTGTCCAGGGGGCTACTGGTGCGCAAGGTACGACAGGTCCTACCGGTGCTACAGGTGCCAGAGGATCTACCGGAGCAACAGGCATTCAAGGCTCAACGGGACCAACTGGTGACCAAGGCACAACAGGTCCTACGGGACCTACAGGCCCTACTGGTGTTAAAGGTGCCACAGGTGCTTCTGGCATCCAAGGTGCTACAGGTGCTACAGGTAACCAAGGTATTCAAGGCCCCACAGGCTCCTCTGGACCCACAGGCCCTTCTGGATCCATCGGTATTACAGGTGCTACAGGTACACAAGGCCCCACAGGTGCTACAGGTGACCAAGGAACAACAGGTCCTACAGGCATTGCTGGCCCCTCCGGTCCTACAGGCCCCTCTGGCCCCACAGGCCCCGTTGGTGCAACTGGCAGCCAGGGAACAACGGGTCCCTCTGGTCCTACAGGCCCAAGCGGTCCTCAAGGTGTAACCGGTCCAATTGGTATTACAGGTGCGACGGGTGTTGCAGGCCCTACTGGTGCTACAGGCGTACAAGGAGCAACGGGTCCCATTGGTATTACGGGTGCCACAGGTATTGCAGGCCCCACCGGATCTTCTGGCCCCACCGGCACACAAGGTAGCACTGGTGTTACAGGCCCTCAAGGCACAACAGGTGCTACAGGTGCTGCCGGCATTTCAGCCAGTGGTCGCATTTGGTATTTCAGTCAAACCAACTCTGATATTTCAGGTTACGAATCTTTGATTCCTGATATCCCGGATAGTGCTCCGCAAGATGACATGACCGCTGTTACAAACAGTGGAGCTGGTGAAGTTTTAATTGAAGAGTTTGCTACTGAAACAGGCGATCCAGGTATTGAGGAATTGCCTCCGGGCGAATACCAAGCTCGTTTCTGGTCTTACGTATCTGATACCACCGGTGATACACGACTGGTGTTTCGTGTATACAAACGAAGCACAGGAGGCACTGAAACAGAAATTTTTGTAGTTGAATCACCAGAGATCAATGCAACATCCAGTAGTTACTACACTGAGCTTGCTGTTCTCACAACGCCATATACCGATATTTCTGTAACTGACCGTATTGTTACCAAGGTTTATGCCAAGACAACTAACGCATCTAATGTCACTGCACACTTCTTGCACTCCGGTAATACACCAAGCTCCTGGCTGACAGCCATTACCTTGGGTTACGTTGGACCGCAAGGTACCACAGGACCCACTGGCGCATCGGGCCCCACAGGTCCTTCTGGTGTCACCGGCGCTACTGGTGCGCAAGGTACGACAGGTGCTACGGGTGTTGGTATCACTGGTGCTACAGGTGTCCAAGGAAGCACAGGTGCTACAGGTGTTACTGGAACAACAGGCCCGACAGGTGCTACGGGGGTAGGCATTACCGGTGCCACTGGTGTTCAAGGAACCACGGGTCCTACGGGTGTAGAAGGACCCACTGGCCCTACAGGTGCCACTGGAGTTGGTATCACTGGAGCTACAGGTGTTGGTATTACCGGTCCCACTGGTATTGCCGGCCCAACAGGTGCAACAGGTGTAGATGGCCCCTCTGGCCCCACCGGTCCATCTGGCGCTACAGGCATTGGTATTACTGGCGCTACAGGTGTTGCCGGACCTTCTGGTGCCACAGGTGTTACAGGTGCCACTGGCGTAGGTATTACCGGTCCCACTGGCGCTACTGGCGTAGGTATTACCGGTGCTACAGGTGTTGCTGGTATTACGGGCGCTACAGGTGTCACCGGTGCCACGGGTGTCGGCATCACAGGTGCCACTGGTGTCGCTGGTAATGATGGAGCTACTGGTGCTACTGGTGCTACAGGTGTAGGCATTACGGGTGCCACTGGTGTTGCCGGCAGCGATGGTGCTACAGGTGTTACGGGTGCCACAGGTGTAGGTATTACAGGTGCCACAGGTGTTACAGGAGACCCAGGCGCTACGGGTGTTACCGGTGCTACAGGTGTCGGCATCACAGGTGCCACTGGTGTCGCTGGTGTTGATGGCCCTACCGGACCAACAGGCCCCACGGGTGCATCAGGACCAACTGGGGCAACAGGTGTCACAGGTGCAACGGGTGTTACCGGACCAACAGGTGCTACAGGTCCAGCATCACCTAAAGCGGTTACAATCTTAAACCCCACAACATCTGAAAAACTACCAATTTTTTATACTGCAGCAGGCATTACAATTAGTCGCATTGAATCTCTGGTTTCTGGAACATCTCCCAGTGTTACCTTCTCTGTGCGCCATGGTCCAGACTTTAGTGTCACTGGAACACAGGTTGTAAATGCCGGCATCACAGTTACAAATACGACGACAGGCTTATCGACAACAGCATTTGATAATGCAACAATTACAGGGGATAGCTTTGTCTGGATTTCAACTTCTGCGACTGCTGGTACAGTTGATCTTTTACATGTCACTATACTGTTCTGATTATGACAGCTTGGACGTTAGTTGCAGTAGGTGCCGCATCAACATCCGCTGTTGGTGGTAACTTAACCATCACACTGCCAGCAGGTGGTCAAAAGGGAGATCTTTATGTGGCGGTGATTGCCTATAGGAGCACGCCAGCATTTACAGGTCCAGCAGGCTGGACAATCCACCAACAACAGTCATTAGGTAATACAAGCACAACAACAAACACATCGATTGGCTCTGGTTTGATTGCCTCAATTGTTAGAGGTGACGCTGCACCTGGTAATGTCTTTACAAGAACAGCGGGTGATGTTGCCTTGGGACGCATACTAATTTATAGAGCAAGCAATGGAAGGCCTGTTTTTATGGCATCATCTTCCAGTACTGCTGCAGCAAACGCTACCGCATTATCAACTGCTGCTATTAACGTAATCAGTAAAGATACGTTGATCATTGCTGGTTTTTGCGGAGCAGACAACACGACAGTATCCATTTTTGATGCTACAGATCCAGCTACTGCGAGCGCAGCAACAGATACAACGACTCCACCAACGGCAGGTAACTGGTACGAACGAGCTGATAGCAACACCGCCACAGGTGCTGACACTGCTTTAGGTATTGCAGATGGTGTGAAAGCAACAACAGGTAGCACAGGCAACATCATATGTACGGCAGGTAACTCCTCCCGTCATGTCATGGTTGCTGCTGCATTTTACGTTCGGAAGCGCTATGTTTTAGCTACTTGATTTGTAGCTATGGCAAAACCGCGTTTGCATTTGGTTGGTATTTTTCATACCAAAGCACAACTTGCTTTTTCTCACTGTGCATTCACGGGAAAAGCATTGCGCTTTCCAAAGATGATGCAAGCGCAAGGCTATGAAGTTTTTGAGTACGCAAACGAAGGAAGTGAAGCTGGTGCCACAAAGCACATCACCATGCTTACACACGATGAATATGACTTCTTTTATGGCGAAAGGAAGAAAGTAGATTTCTATGGAGATGACGCTACGGTTGGAAGCGAAGCTCATCAAGTGTTTGAAACAAAATTAATCAAAGAGATGAAGCAATATGTGGAAAAAGAAGATATCATCTGCCATCCATTTGGCCATGCACATCAGATTTTAATGTCCGAATTCCCTAACAATCATCACGTAGAAACAGGGATTGGATATCCGACTCTTATGCCAAATAGCTTTCGCATTTTTGAGTCATACGCCTGGATGCATCATCACCAAGGGCAAGAAAACCGACAAGGAAAAAATTATGAGTGGGTTGTTCCAAACTACTTTGACATTGATGAGTGGGAACCAAAGCATGAACCGGGTAAATACCTTGCTTTCCTTGGACGCATTTGTTCCGTTAAAGGGATGGACACCATACTAGAAATTGCCAAACACAGCCCATGGCCAATTGTTATCCATGGTCAAGGTGATCCGTCCCCTTGGAGTCATCCCAACATTCATTACGGTGGCCCGATTTCCGGTAAAGCGCGTTCCGACTTTCTGCGTAATGCACGAGCTGCGTTAATGCCAACAAACTTTACCGAACCATTTGGTGGCAGTGGCGTGGAAGCAATGCTATGTGGCACACCGTTGATTGCAGTTGATTATGGTGCGTTTACTGAAACAATTGCAGATGGCATTACCGGATTTAGGTGTCATACGCTCCAGGACTGGCTTGATGCGATTGTTAAAGTTGATGACCTAGATCGCACCGTTGTTTCGTTTGCTGCACGCAACCGGTACAGCCTGGAAGCATGCGGCAGAAAGTATGACAAGATTTTCCAGGATATCAATACTTTATGGCGTAAAGGATGGTATGAATTGCGTGCTACATCACAGATTAATTACGATGATCTTGATGTAGAAGAACGTCCGTTCGCCAAGCGTTTGGCAAGTTGGATTAACGACAACCTTTATCCATCACACGTATTAGATCTTGGATGCGGACCAGGTACTTATGTTGATTGTTTTACTGATCTTGGAGTCGATTGCATTGGTTACGACACTGATATTCGTGTCGAAGGTAAAGATCGCCTTCTTTGCAAAAGTCTTTTTGATCTTGAGCATTCTGCACCTGTCGTCCTTTGCATGGAAGTGGCAGAGCACATTGATGGAAGTAAGAACCAGCAAATTGTTGACACAATGCATCAAGCACTGGAACCTGATGGCCTGTTAATTTGGACTGCCGCCAAACCTGGCCAGGGAGGTGTTGGTCACATTAACTGCCAAACCAAAGAATACTGGGCGGAAATGCTAGACAACACTGGATTGATTCGCGAACCAGAGATTGAAACCGAACTGATCTCGTTTATTGAGAAAGGTTATCACATGGGTTGGTTTATTCAAAACCTTTTGGTCTATCGCAAATAAAAAACGGCCTTGCAAACACAAGACCGTTTAGTTCCCTCGATTCCCATCGTAAACCAGTTGGTTCAGACAGTAACCTCTGCTTGCAGTTGCTGTTTACGCAGATGCTTCCTCACTGCTGCTACATTCCAGCAGTAGCTGTCCCTGGAGCGAGTCTCAGGAAATGCGGCATAATGGGGCCCCAGCTTAAGGGTGCCATCATCCCGGTACTTAAACAGGGTCTTTTTGTCAATGCCGAGAAGTTCTTCGGCTTGCTGGATGGAGACCCAGCCGGGATGCTTCGCCATAGGTAAGCATTGTGTACTTGCATACCCTATAGCCCGTCAACATCTTGTCAAGGGATTTAAGAAAAGCTTTATCTCTTTGTTTATGCAAGGAAACATGAAGTGAAATTAGAATAAATTAACGGCAACCCAGAGTATGTTTTGCAGCCAGCATGAGCCTCTCGCCCTGCTAGTTGAATTAAAACCAAGTCTTGCCAAGAAACGATTTCGTGAAGAAATATATAAAGCCTGGGACCATAAATGTGGATATTGCGAAAGTGCCGCCACAAGTTTGGACCACATTATTCCCAGGTTTAAATCAGGGTCCTCTAATCGGAATAATCTAATTCCTTGCTGTAGGAGATGCAATGCAAACAAAGCATCTAATGCAATGGAAGCATGGTACAAACAACAAGAGTTCTTTACAGAAGAAAAATTCGCTAAAATAAAAAACTGGGTAGAAAATGAAATCATCGATCTATCTAGCTTCATTTCTTATCACGTTGCTTGATAATGGCCTCTTTTAATATCGCAGCTACTGACCAGAAGCCATTATTAACTTACGTCGAAACAGAAGACGCGGAAGAAAATGCAATAGCCTCTGAACTTGTATCACGTTTAAATAATTCGACCCCTGGTACATACAAACAAATCTTGTCAAGTATTCAAAATAAATATGGAGAAGAAACAGTTAAAAAATATGTTGATACAGGTGCACTAAACACGCTCAATCAGTTTTACAAACAAAAGAATGTATCGGTTAAATGGGACCCGTCCCAGGCGGCAAAGCCCCCTGCCGGCGAATTTGATTCAACTTATTACGGACAGCAGGCTCCACAAGTTGTACAAAGTTGGAATGATGCACAGAAGTCAGTGAAATTTGGCGGCCAAGAGTTGCCTGATTTAGATATTACGGAACGGTATGATCCAAATACATACCTTCAATACCATTACACAACAACCGGAAAATACGATGGGTTGAGGGCAAATCCAGTGCAGGAAACAGCAGCGGCTAAAGCATATAAAGAAAACTGGGTACCAACAGACCGTGAACAACAGTTGATGCGTGATGCATTGGCTCGACCTACAGAAACAGGTGTTTCTTTATTAGAGCAAAGTGTTCAACAATATGTTGACGAATCAGGAGAAGTACGTTTTCGTTCACTCGTCTCTGACTCGTTAAAAGAAACAATCAAGGAATTAAAAAAAGCAAAAGCAAAGGAAACGCAATATGACATGCTCAAAACCATGCCTGAATTTTCTGAGATTTATAACCTCAATACTTCATTGACTGACTCCATCATGGGAGATTCGGGCATTGGAGGTTATTTAAACCTAACTGGAGGGGCAGAATCTGAGCAAAAATTTAAAACCAGTATTTCAAAAGCAATTGGATTTGGTAATAACGTTGAGTACAACTGGCAACAATGGTTTGACAACGCATTGGCAAAACGATATGAAACCATGGAATCAATTGCGGATCCTGGAGATGTCAATACTCAATACAAACTTGATAAAGAATTTGCAACTAAATATGTCAATGACTACCTAAAGCCTAGGTTTAATACATCAAAATCCATGTCGGAGTTTATAAGCTACATGGATGTACAGGCAAATGAAGAGAACGTTTTGCAAACACAAACAGTGTCAAACAAATTGAAAGAACTTGCGACAATAAAAGCGGAGTCATATATTGGCAACTTAGGCGCACAGGGTTCGTTACGTTATTTTGATCCAGAGTTTTATTTCAATCCCACTGGGAATCCAAATAAACAAGATGCGTATTCGCGTCAGGCGCAAGATGTTAACACGGCATGGGAAAAAGCAAAAACAAATCCCGATACTTTGGTTAATACGGGTACAGAAGCATCAAGAGAAGATGGGCGCACTTGGGGACAGTTGGCATATCAATATGGAATTGACTTGAATAATAAAGATCAATTTGCCAAGTTACACTATGAAACACTAGGTAAAACTCAAAATTATGACGGTGCTTCTGACACTGTTACAGGTGATGATTTAGTCAATTTTATCCAAGGAGATTTGGCAACTGCATTAACAGCGGCAGATCAAACATACGGCTCAAATGTATTTTTGGAATTTGTTACTCCAGAGCAGATTGCAGAAGGGTTACTTGGAAATATAGACCCAGTTAAAACACCCGAACAATGGAAAGAAACTTTAAAAAAATACAACATCAGCGATGTGGGGCAGCCTGTGGAAGAAGTGAAAAAACTTCTTATCCAAACAGTGCGTACTGCCCCAGCGGAAACCATCCGTTCTTCAATTGAAGAGTTAAACAAACAAAAGAAAAAACCTACACAGAAATTGTTGGGTATTGAATATATCCAACGACCTGAAGACTACAAAACAATAGATGCCAAAGGAGAAACGCAACTATATTCAGTATTTAAAAATGCAGGATATGGCGGTACGGAAGATGAATTTTATACTGAGTTTTTCCCAGATATTGACAGGAAAGAACAAGTTACTTTAACGCAAGCAGCTACGAGTGGAAAAATAGGAACAAAAATTGACACCTCTGATCCCTTTGCAGCTGTAACAAGTTTTTCCGGTTTGCTTGAGGATGAAGAAGAAACAAAACCTAAAACAAAAAAAGCAACAACAGAAGAAGAAGAGGATACAACGGATTCTTATTTTAGACTATTTGGAGATGAAACTACGACAAAATCCAAGTCAGGGCAAAACATCTTGGATGAGTTCACATCTATGTTTAGTGGTTTTAAATAATGTCTGATAAAGCACGTAAAGCATCAAAAGCCGCAAAAATACACAAAGACTCAATGTCTTGCAATAAGCCCAGGCGTACCCCTGGGCACTCAACCAAATCGCATGTTGTTAAAGCGTGTAAAGGTAGGGAGGAAAAAATTATCCGTTTTGGACAGCAGGGTGTAGAAGGCGCTGGCAAAAATCCACAGAGCGCCAAAGATAAAGCAAGAAAAAAATCGTACTATGCCAGGCATAATGCCCAAGATTCAAACCCAAGCATCATGTCTGCCAGATACTGGAGTCACCGTGTAAAGTGGTAGGGCTAATCATCTAGATTCATGGCGAAGCCCAAGTCATCCTCATCAATTAAAATTGAGTCCAAGCCTAAGCTCACGAGACAGGGAGACGGCAAGCACTCAAAAGCAAGCCATGGCCGCAAATTAAATCGCGGCCAAGGTAAATAAATTGTGTATGATTGGAAGTAATTACAGTTACTTCCATGTCGGATTTTTCTGCAGCTATCAACATCATTCGTAAATACGAAGGATTTAACGAGAAGGCTTACGCAGATCCGACCACTGGTGCAGAACCTTATACCATCGGGTATGGAAGCCAATTCTATCCCGATGGTTCTCCCGTTAAAAAAGGACAGTGTTGCAGTAAACAAAAAGCACTGGAGTATTTGTTTCACGAAGTCAGCGTCATTGACACTCAACTCTTAAAACTTAATTTGGGATTAGATGTTTCCATGAGGCAAGCATTGATCTCTTTTGTTCATTCCATCGGCTGGGAATCTTTCCTTTACAGCCATGTTATCGATGCAATTGAACACGAAGATTTTTGTAATGTAACTGAAGAAATGGGACGTTGGATATTTAACGCAGAACACAGGGTTGTTGGCGGTCTTCTGGACCGTCGCCGCGAAGAAATTAGCTTGTTCCTCCAAGAAATTGATGCTAATCCCTGGTCCTCAACCGAAATTTTGCTGACGGCATTCCGCAATTACACCGCAGCGCCACACGAAGTACGTGCCATCAGACAGTTGGAAGAAAGCATCAGTCCTTATATCCTGTCGCAATTTGCCAACGATTTTTGTATTGACGAAAACCCCTGGTCTGATTTCAGCCACGATGACGCAGATCTTGTATTTAGCGGCTAGGCTTAGAATAATTGCATTTAGAACATGCAGAGCGGAATGGAGCGTTCAGTAGAGCCAAGGGAATTTGAACTTCCATTAGAACTGCAGTTCTCAATGCGTAAGGCAGAACTTTCTGCGCAAGAGATGACATGGGAGGAACTTTACTGCGCACTCCTCAATCTGTACCACCAGCGGCTGATGGAATGGTACGCAATTAAATCTTTGATGGAAGATGAGAACATCTCCATTGATTTTGATATCCCAACAGAAATTGAGTTAGCGGAACTCGCCGCCGCCTGTATTGACGACGACGAGGACGAAGATGAAGATGAGCTTCAACCTTTTTGAATCTCATCTAAATCAATAAGGCGGTTGAGGTACCACTGTGCTTTTTTGAGTGATTCTGTCCCGCCTTTATGCGACTCACGCCAAATATACTTTATGCAATTTCCTTTGCAGTAACCACGGAATTCTTCAGTGGTTAAAGCCGCTTCAATTGCTTCGATGCATTCAATGCTTCCATCTGTGTAGTGCGATGGATGATTAACCACATCTTCCTGGAGCACAGGGGCCTCTTCTTTTGTTAGCCAGGGTACCGGACAAACACCGTCCTTGCAACCGGAATCTTCTTCTACCGGTTTGAAAAACGGCATTGGCACTGGTTCTACCGAGTCAAACCACGACGTTTGCGTGATTGTTCCAGCATCCCCTCGTTGGGACCCTCCAGGTCCAGCACTAATGCCCTGGGCTTCGGTGACGCCCCCATCTGTAAGCCCTGCTCCATCGAAGGAATGTAACCCGTCATTCCGGGCCGTGCCCCCTCTAGATTCAGTGGATTCCTCTCCAGTCCTTGTTCGCATGCAACTAACCCGCGATTATACATATCGTACAGCGGCACATCGTTTTCTGCATTGTCTAACGGTGCGCCAAAGCTGTCTTCCATGAGACAACGACAATCAATTTCATCTTGTACAAAAGAATCTAGAAACCCGGCAGCGGAATGCATCACAGCTAATACAACGATTTATTGCTTCTACAATAATAAGATGGCAAACATATATAGACCTAATTACGACCCCAGCATTAACGCTGGTACCTCTGGAGCTGAAGTATCAGATCTTCGTCCGGAACAGGCTTATGACACAGACTTAAGGCGTTTAGATCCAGAAGAACGTTCATCTGCTGAATCTGTAAACGACAATCAAGAGCGTGTCGGTAAATTTATGCGTGCAGCCAAGACCGCTGGCGCATATAAACAACGTGCAAGTATTGATGAGCCAATGATTAACGGCAGGACGCCGCGTGCTGGTGCTCAGATTGACGGAGTTGAATTACCTACTCGCGGAGATTCTGGAGGGCGTACGGGCACTGTTGGATATGCACGCAGCCCTAAGCCACAATTTGGTAAACCCTTCGTTTAAACCTGGGAAAACACAACATTGTTAGGTTGGTCTTGATACTTGCCCTTCCGGTCCTGGTAAGTAACCTCACAAGGATTTCCTGAATGAAACAAGAGTTGTGTAATACCTTCATTCGCATAAATGCGATTGAATAAACCAGTACAATTACTGATTTCAAGCGTAAGGTATCCTTCCCAGCCAGCTTCTGCTGGTGTGATATTAACCATAATTCCCGATCGTGCATACGTAGATTTCCCAACGGCAACAACACTAACGTTGCCAGGCAAATTTAATCGTTCATAAGCAACGCCAAGACAATAGCCATACGGAGGAAGCAAAAAGTATTGCCCACGCTTGTCTTCTTGAAGCTCAGCTGGCTTTAAGATTTCAGGATCAAAGTTCTTTGGATCACAATCCCCAGCTTGCACACGACCAAAAATCAAGCACTGGCTGGGAGATAAGCGAATGTCATAACCGTATGAGCTAAGACCGTAGCTCAGAAGTTTACGTCCGTTTTCTTTGCTGACCAAGTGATCAACAAATGGCTCGATCATGCCATCCTCAAGTGCCCGCTCGCGAATTTCCCAGTCTGCAAGGATGCTCATGATTGCCTGTAATCGTTTTTCAGTATACAGAAATCAACAGAGGATACGACCTTTTTCTGAGTAGATGTCTACAAATCGATCGATCGCATTTGCAGTATCGTTTGTGGGCGGCAAGTATACCAAGATTGACGTACAGGTTTTATGGTTTTTTACCTCGTCATTAACACGACGCAACAAAATAGGTGCAATCTTAAGAATGCATAAAGGAAGATCAAAGATTTTTTGTTCGTATCGAATCATGTCAGGACAATTGGAGAAATATAAACCTTGTTCAATTTCACCAGCCATCCACTCTCGGTAAAGACGCCGAAACCACACAGCATGTGATGATGTCAAAGTATTAGATGATGACCGTGTCATTTTCCACCTTTGGTTCTTCTCTTCCCAAAAATAACAACCACTGGGCGGAAACAAATAAACCTTTCCGTACCATGGTTGTACATTCAAGCCATCATCCGATGGTGTGTAAAACGCTTTTGCGCCAACATACTTGTTTGCCAGCGCAGAACTTGCCACATCCAAATCAATACCTTCCATTAAGGCATTGGCTGAATTGACAAGATCTGTACTGGTAATCAATTCAGAGTTTTCATTACGTAAACCAGCGCTAAATACTGTCATTTACCTTGTTATAGTCCACTTCAAAATAACGCATCCCGTCAGAATCGTTAATAACATATCCAGCTTTTTCTTGTGGATTAATCTTTTGCGCTGCTCCCAGGATGCGCCTAAAGCTTTCCGCCATGTCACCATCATTGGCTCGTTCACATTCTTCTTGTGCCGCATGCAGCTCTTTTAGCGTCAGAAAAAACATGGAGCGCTCCCCGCTTTCTGGCTGGAACACCATCACCCCTGGACCTTCCAGCTCCCAAAACTTACAGTATTGCTGTCCCATGTCACCAAGAACGAGCTTTACGGTGGCATCAAGCATCTTGGCTTTCGTTTGATCCATCTTGGGACCAATGACAGATGCAATTAACTGTTCGCGACGACTCATCGTTCAATCAATCCTTGCTTATAAAGTGCTTCCATGAGTTTAGCGGTTGGCTGATACATCACAACTAACTTGCCGAGTACACCTCGTTTTTTAACCAACTTCCCACATTGATCTCGCACCTTACTAAATTCACCAGATCTGATTAAATACTCAGCAACACAACGCAATCTCCTCTTTAAGGGCAATTCAGCCTGGGGGAATTTACCACAGATTGTGTCCGGTTCCATATCACGAAATGCTAAACGCAATCGATTCGCCAATGTCATACCAGAATTTTCATCTTCCTCCTCAAAAGCCTTAAGGTTTTCTAAATATCTCCGCAAGCAATCGTCATCAAACGAACCCTCGGGAGGTAAAAACATTTCCACCTGTAAGCACAAGGATTTAGGTAGCACCTCCCCCTGGTTTTCAATCGTTACATTCGATATTTCAAACCCTTTAAAACGATGTGCCATTACTCTAAACGTCCAAATGGCTTGGTCTGATACTGTTTATCATTACGATTTTCTTTGCCCCTAAGGTCAGTCAGGTCCGTTTCCTTGTTCCTGGCAAAAGAACGCACCAACATATTCCACGGAATCCTGATGACTGCCTTACGTTTGTGGTCAGGCGAGATATTGACATAATGGATGCCTTCTACCCAGCCTTTGTCCGGTGATTTCCTACCAATAGCAATCCAGTTACGCACGGTTTGATCAGATACACCTAAACGTCTGCCGCATTCTTCTGTCGAAACATATTCGTCGGCAAATGCTTCCGGGTTTAAAACGTCAGTTTCACCATCCGCATAACGACTGTGCCACATAGATGCAAGGATATTTTTGATACCCTTCAGCTCATGTGCGACATCTTCAAATCCTTTCCGTATTCCGTACTGCATAACAACAACGTTTTTTAAATGCTAATGTGTGGGAAAATCATTTGCGATTATGGAAGAACAACAAGTGCCCCCCAGCCAGCCCGCTTATCAAGCCCCCCTGGAACCCCAGATCACGCCTGAGCAACTTGCAGAGATGAAGGCAAGAGCGAAAGAGCTGGCAGTTCGGCAAACAGTCCAGCAGAACCTGGCACAACAAACGCAAATGCTGCAACCAGTCCAGCAGCCTCGGATTGTTTACGTGCGACGTAACCTGACTGTCGCAGAATTACTGTTAGTCCTCTTGCTATCTTGCGGAATTGTAACAGGAATTCAATTGATTTGGCGTGGTTTATCTGAAGTTTTGCCTCGTGTTGAGGTTAGGGTGCACTAAATAAACGGACCTATAATTGACATATAGATTGCGCAGTACAAGTAGGTGTCAAACCGAAAAATAAGCGAATTTCCAGCTATTAACGGGGTTGATCTTGACGAACAAGATCTTTTGACGCTAGTCCACGTTTTTGAAGTGGACCCTACGCTGCGCAACAAAAAAATTACTTTTACGCAATTTAAAGAATATCTTAACGAGTATTACGCACCCACTAGTGACGCAACTTTTAGTGGAATTGTCGTTCAAAACAACGCTATTGTCAGCGGTACTATCAGTGGCGCAACCGGCACATTTACCGATATAACCGGAAGCACTCTCAGAGTCACAACACCATCTGGCGTGACGCCGGCTATTGTTTGCTCTGGCATTGTATCTGGTAGTACAAATGGCTTTGTAATTCAAGGACCTTTGATTATTCTTTCTTAATTTTTTCGGTTAAAATAAACAAAAAGAAACAAGAAAATGCCGTACGGAACTATCAAAATAGATACAGTTACTTTTACTGATAATAACGTTGATAAAAGCGTCACACTTTCTGGTTTAATACAAAATCCTACATTTAGCGGAAATGTTACAGTAACTGGTACTGTTTCTGGTAATACAATCCAAGGACAAACAATATCAGGTGTAACCATTCAAGGACAAACAATATCAGGTGCAACTATTACCGGCGGTATTGTAACAGCTAATTCCCCCGCAGCTACTGCGCCTCTTGTTGTAAATATTAATAACAGCGAAGTAACCCGCATTGACGGTAGCGGATTGCTTTTAGTCGGTACTCCTAGTGCATCTGGAAATGCACCTCTTCAAGTTAAAACACCAACCACATTTACTACAACAGTAGCAGACACTGGTGTTCTTATATACAACACCTCCACAAAAACTTACCCAACCACGTCCGGCTTTAATATAACGCTTGGATTTAAACAAAAAATAGACTTTGACACTGCTCAAACGATAAATTCCGTAACCCCAGGGGGCTTTAGCTTTGTCTATGGAATATGGAACGAACTATCAAAATCTACTGGCAATACGCAGGACATTGAAAGGCTTAATTTTGGGGGCTTTAAGCAGACGTTCTTTTGGAGTGACGCAAATACGTGCAAGCAATACGTTGGAATAGAAGATACTTTTGTTTACGCAGGTATCAACGCAAATGGCCGCACTTCTTCTTATTTGCAAGCAGAATATATTAACTTAGCTCCTCCTGATGGCGGAACCCAAACTATAGCGAATCTTGAAGGTCGCAGAGAAGTTAGATATACACCAGTAGGTACAAGCACTATCAATGTAACTAACTCTCTAAATAATGTAAGTAATCTAAGTGTTCTTAACACTAGCGCCGGAACAAAGACAGTAAACATAACTAATCACGCGTTTTTTAGCACTTCTTCATCATGGGGTGTCGTTGGAACAACGGGAACACTAAATGCGACAATCACAAACCTCTATGGTTTGCGCCTTATTGCTCCAACGTCTTCCACCGGCTTAACAATTACAAACAACTGGGGCATTAGACAAGAATGGAGCAGCGCAAAAAATTGGTTTGCTGGTGCATCTAATCAGTACCCCAATATCACTGCATCAGCATCAGGAGCCAACGCTTTCTTAGACAGTGCAGATTCAAACAGACTTTATATATCTACTTCTTCTATCGTTTACAAAAAAGATGTTGAAGATCTAGATTATGCACTTGCAGACAATATCCATCAATTTCGCACTGTTTGGTACAGGTCAAAATGCGAAACAGATCGCTCAGATTGGTCTTGGTTCGGTTTAATCGCAGAAGAGGTGGCAGCAATTGAACCACGCCTTGTTCATTATGGTTATCAAGATGATGCTTATGAACTGGTTAATGTCAAAGAAACAGTTGAACTACAACCTAATGACCCTCGCCGTGAGTCAGGACAAGAGACCGAAAAAATCACCAAACAAGAGCGCCGTCTTAAACAGGGTGCCCAGAAAGTGCCAAACGGCGTGGCTTATGACCGCCTGACAGTCCTTTTGCTTAGCGTTGTTCAACGCCAAGAAAATCGGATCAAAGACCTTGAGGACAGGCTTTCGGTGCTTGAGACTGCTTAATCTTGGTAAAAATCAAAACCAACATCAGCGGTTGATGTCCTTTGGCTATAGTATCTGTAAAACTACTTGTTTAAAATGACCTGCAAAAAGTCCGAACTTATTTCTGCTATCAATTCATTTGGTTCTGCACGTGCTACTGGCGATGGAAATTTAATTTCTTTTGCTGGTAACTTGATTGGTCAACTTATTGAAACTATTGAGTTTGGTCCAGAAGAACCTATTGAGACAGTAAAGACTGAACTTGTTGAGTAATTTGGTACACCTAATCTAGAGTTAATAAAAAGCTCTAGGTCGATGTCCATAAAACTTGTTGAAGCAGCACGTTACTTCAAAGAACAATCACATCAGATTGATGCATGGGAATGGCTCCAGGCTCAGATTTCTTCTGAGACCCTGGAGTCTTTTGCTGTCAAATATCGCAATGCACCTAAGTCAACTGAAAAATATAACAACGATTGGGATGGTATTTACACAGCAGCAAAAGATGCTGGTGCCAAATTCCCAGAAGTTGTTTGCGCTCAATGGGCATTAGAGTCTGGTTGGGGAAAACACACCTCAGGTAAAAACAATTTTTATGGCCTGAAAGGATCTGGCAGTAACGTCAACACGCAAGAATTTATCAACGGTCAATGGATCACAATTAAAGCTGGTTTTATTGATTTCCCTGATCTGCTTACATGTACCTCTTATTTAGCTGATCGGTGGTACAAAGATTTTGGTCAATTCAAAGGTGTTAATCGTGCTACTAATCGCAATGAGTGCGCACAATTATTAGTCAAAGAAGGTTACGCAACTGACCCTACATACGCTAATAAGCTTATGCAGATCATGGACCGTCAGCTTGGTCCTGAGAAAAAAACAGAACCACCAAAGCCCACGCCAACACCAGCACCAACACCAACAAAAGAATTCAACCCCTGGAGCCCATTCACATACAAGATTACACCACACATTACATACGGTGAATTGACATTAAACCAAGAAAATCGTCGTTTCAATAAACAATATCAATGCGAAACAGCATTAGAACTTTGTCAGTTTCTTGAAAAAGCAAGGACACAGTTCGGTAATAAACCATTGATCATTACCAGTGGTAATCGACCACCTGCCGTTAATAAATCCGTAGGAGGTGCATCAAACTCTGAGCATTTATACTCAGCGCCGGATGTTGGCGCAGTTGACTTTTACATTGAAGGTGTCAGTGTATGGAGTCTGCAGGACTGGTGCGATCGCAACTGGCCATACAGCCTAGGCTATGGTGCGCCAAAAGGATTCGTTCATGTCGGTATCAGGCAAGGCAAACCCAAAGTCAGGTGGGATTACTAAAGAAATGAAGAAATATAAAGAGCCCTGCATCAGGGTAAATATCTGTTGGGAAATTGGTGACGAAAAAAAATGCGTAACCCTCAGTAAAGAAGAGGCTTACGCAACAAGAGATTGGGTTGAAGAACGGGGTGGCACAACGTTTTGGTTTCAGGCGTTGCCTGACTAATCAACGTTGCTTGGCTCGACCAATTAACAAACCACCGATTTCAATAAGACGATAAGCTTTACGCACAATCCGATCATCTTTAGGAGTCGGGGTTAATGCGCAAATTGCAGAACATGCCGCGTGAACAGCAAGTGCAACTTCTAAATACTGGTTGAGGTGAGACATGGTTATTTCCTGTTTCTATTATTCTAAAGTTGTAATACTTAGTTAAACATCATAGATGCGGCAAGCTGCATCATAAGGATGGTCAGAACAATATTGATGCCAGTCATGGACCGTAGTTTTTGTTTTCTTTCGGAAGAAACGTAAGAAAAATTTAATCATGATCTATTGGTTAAAGGAACAAAAATTTCTGGGAATACATCAGTATCTTGATGTGATTCCTCCCATGCACGACGCCATTCTGACAAAGAATGATCGTGGATGGTGTCAAAGTACGTGTCGTCTCCTGGCTCCAGGATAAACCGATAATCATCGTAGTCAACAGTATTAATTGCTGTGCCAATCAACCAAGTAGCATTATCGGCAACAGTCAAGGTAACCCCAGGGTTGATTGCGCATAGTGACTGGGTAAATGCTCCGGGGAAAGGAATTGTCGTATTAACGGTTACAGGACTAACAATACTTTCGGTTGTATTATCTGTTTCTTGTAGTACAAAACTACCGTCTGAATCTTCTAGCTCAAAGAAACCTTCCGTAGTCGTAAATTCAATAACAACACCAATTCCGTAATCTAAAGGTTCATTGCGTGTTGTAGATACACAAAGCAGATAGCTGCCTACACCAAGAGGGTAGTATCGTTCGTCACCACGGTCTAACCGTAACCGTGAAAAACTATTGTATAAATCAGACTGAGCGCTCATCATCGTATTTAAATACGGGATGTACACTTCTCCATTTGTTGTAACAGAATCAGCATCAAAAATTGATTCACCTTGGATAGGTGTTTTATCTAATTCATAAGTTGAGACTTGAATATATTTGGGTCTTGGCGGACCCTTGGTGACAATAATCCAACCGGGCCTTGCTAAATTAATTTGAAACCAATGGTTATATGTGCCGCCACCAAAGCCACCATTAGATTGCGTACGTGTATCAGCACGACCAATAACCTGGTGCTTAGGACCAAGGCTTCCGTGTAAATAACGCAAAGCCGTTGAACTAAACGTACCAAGAACTAAAGGATTGTTTTGAGTTCGTTGGGGTTGGCTGGTTTGATTTCTGGACATTCTATCTTGTAATACTGCCTGTACTCATCATCATAATCGGGACAATTCCGATGCACTAAAGGATGTTGAATCGTCTGTTTATATTTCTGTTCTCTTAGTACTTTTAGTTTTCTGTCTTCTTTCATCCTGGCAAACTGCATTAACTTTTCTGGTTTGAATTCATATTCAAATGGACTAATTAAACCAGGAGGGAATGTACGGTTCCAGCTAGAGATTAAATGCAGTGGATTTAAACAATTTTTATTGCCACATACCCTAGTCACAAACATTGAACCGATATCTCCCCACGCGCATTGGTAAATGATTTTGTGCACAGTAACATTGGAAGAATTTTGAGTGGCATAATCAGAACGATATGATGGCATGCACAACCGCTTCTTTGTTAAAGACGGCGCATCCCAACAATCTTCCAAGTGACCTACCGGTACTTGGTTCCAGATATCTGCATATTTGTGCTTGTAGTTACTGTTCATGTAGTTGATGTCAAAACCACAGATATTGTCTCGAATCTTTAATGCACAGTGGTAGCACCAATGCAACTGCTTGTCGCGAATGACATGGTCGTGTGCACAAGGGAAACCGTTGTAATAACCAATTTCATTTAGTTGTTTTTCTGATAAACGGTCAATATCAGGAATCCAAGTAAATCCAGGCAATGTCTGAAGAGCTTGAATTGCTTTCTTGGGAAGGTTGGCCATGGTTAATTGCAATCGAGTTTTTTGGAATACAAACCGCTTTTGACATAGAGACGTTTGTTGAGTTTGGGCGGTTTGCGTTTGTACAGCACTAGCTCTTTACGGTTGTCTTTCTCTCTGTTGTCTTGGGTGTGTCTCACATCTGCAGACCCTGGATCCTCGCCAGTACGCAGGTAGTACACCAAACGGTGTGCGACATACGGTGCTCCCCCCAGGTGTACGGCGTAGTAACCAGTGTGCTTGTTGTACTTGCCAGCCATCTCACCCGCCTGATGCCAGCCATTGCTCTCCACCCACTCCAAACCACTGGGATACCGGTCTGATAACGCAATCTTCTCCTGTAGGTGCCAGAGCGGTAGCAGCTCCCGATACGTCTGTTCCATGTGCGATAACGACTGACTGAACAGTACCAAGGGGGATGGCCCCTGGGGCAGGGAAGCAAGAGTGCGTAATATTCGCAAGGATGTATTAATTCTACTTAAGGTTGCTCCGAATTACACTTCAAGGTAAAAGTGTATTGTTTTGTCAGTAATTCTCAAATGAGATCAACCTGAGATCAGTAATCTCAACCTGAGACTCAAGCTATCGTTCTGAAGCAATTTCATACACTTTTACTCCAAAGTGTAATCCGCACCAACATTAGGGATAATTGACCTATCCTTGCGAATTTTCTGCACACACCCCTCCCGGTGGCGGCAGCCAGGGGGGGAAATAGCCAACAAAAAAGCCCCCGCCGGAGCAGGGGCTGAAGATATTCCACCCGATCAGCTTACACCGGCAAGCTCACGCGCCATTCCCTTTTTGTTTTTCTTTGTTTTCTTAGTACGTTTTGGTTCCGGCAAGGCAGCAACAACGGTCTGCTCCTGGGAGAGCACCTCTTCAAAAATGCCACCAAACTGAGACGCAACTGTGTCCCATGCAAACTCAGCGTCGGTTGCCCGCTGATAGCACTTCTGGGCCACACGATCTAGTTCATTGCGATCGTGGTACAGCTTCGTCAGTAGTTCTGCCAGGTGTTCAGGAGATGGGCACGGCATTTCGCGTGCGTAATTGGTGTCGACATCAATGTGATCGCAACGGATCAGCTCGCCATAACCATCAAAAATTTCCTTACAGGACGTATGGTCTGGCACCACCTGAGCAACACGTGCGGCAGCGTGTTCAAAGTTAACGAGACCCCAGCCTTCACCCTTGCAGGTATTAACACCCACATCAACAGCGTTATAGATGTCATTTAGCATCTCAACTGAGACGTTAGGTGGTCCATCCGATTGTGTTGTCATGATAATGCGACCGTTGGGATCAAGGCCAACCTTACGCATTTCCCGACCAAAAAGATTCATAACATCCCAGCCCTGGTCCTTCATACCCATGTGTAGGTAAAGGCGTGCATCAGGTTTATCTACAGCAAATTGAGCAAATGCTGTGATAGTAATGTCAATCCGTTTGCGGAATTGATTGCGATTTCCATTAAACACAATGAATGTGTCATCTGTCAGTCCAAGGTTCTTACGACATTCGGACTTGTCCTTGGGATAGAACTGACCAGGCGTCACGCCATGCGGAATCACAGAGATTGGTTTTGTAATACCACCTGCAAGGAATTCGTGCGCACCAAATTCCGTGTAAGAAAGAACCGCATCCCAGTTGTTAGCTGTATCTGCAAGGCAACCAATCCAGTTATAAGAATCCATGGGTGCATAACCCACAAATTTAAAGTCCCCCCGCTGGTGCAGATCTTTAATTTGTTCGTATTGCGCATTAATAATCCACATATCATTGATCGTAAAAACCACATCAGGTTTTTCACGTTCAACAATTTCACGAATGCGTTGCTCACCAAATGGTGCGGTTTGGAATCGATTAGAGGAAGGATACATGGTGAAATCCTTCTGCTGAGGGCATGGGTCACCCCACCAGTTATGGCCTAATACAACAATGTCAAAATCATCTTTCAGACGGCTGATGACATTTTCGGTTACACGTGCAAATCCAGTCATGGCAACAATGTCACCACACCAAAGGATCTTGGCCTTCTTACTCATTTATCTAATAAAGACTCGTTTTAGTATACCTAATTTTGCGGAGTTACTGATCGAACGATCTCTTTTTGCTCTGTTGTTTTTGCTTGTAATTTTTTCTTCAAGAATTCAGCAGCTCTATGAGTTTGTGTTTTATCTCCACAGGTATATAAGTCGATAGCACAGTACCCAATCTCGGGCCAGGTATGAATAGATGCGTGAGATTCTGCCAGTAATGCCAGAAGCGTCACTCCTTGCGGCTGGAACTTTTCTCCAAAGATACGAAGAATTGTTGCATTAGCCATAACAAGCGAAGCTTCTAGCAAACGCTGTAGTTCATCGTAATCATCCAGGATGTCATGATCGCAGTCATAGAGATCAAGGATTAGATGCCGACCATTGCTCACATATCGATAGCATTTTCATCCATTATGGCATCAGTAGTTGCAGTTAGCACAGCTCCGTAGAGTTGTTCATATTCTTCTGGTTTAGCAGCAACTTCTACAATGGATGGATAGTTATCATATTTAGTCTTATTAGACTCACGCACTGCAGCATTAACGATACGCATGCCACGACTGGTTTTAATGCCGTAGACATTTAGTTTGAGCTGGTGCTTACAGATATCAAGGAACAGTGGTTCGAAACGGCCACGAGACATGGTGTTGACATTACTGCTTTTACAGAATTCGGCATAGCTGGCGTACAACCATTCCGTCCAATTCATAAAGTAACCAGAGCCACCAGCAGGTTGTGCCTTACAAAAACCAACGGGTGTTGACACACCTGGATCAAAAATAATCTTGTGGTCCATCCAATCCAACAGTGGGTTAGAACGAAGTGATTGCGTCTTCTCATACTTCTGGAAGAAGGAGACATTCTTACTGGTCTCCATCAAGTAAGAGCGCATGTCATCTTCTGTCATATCCAACAGCCAGTTCACCAACCCCGACAGCAACGGTGCAAAAACACCCTGCGGATTGCCCTTGGCATCAAACTTAATCAGTTCCTTTTGTTCAGCTTGGCCGCCTTCAAATGGACGGTCGAACGGGATAGTAAGACGGCGACGCGCAAGGCCAGAAGTGTAATCAGTTGATTGAATTGCTTCATTAGCTGTGATCATTACCACCCCATGGTACTGAAATGGATCTTGACTTTCAGTTTGATACTTACGTTCAGAACGAATCCAATCATTACCCGTGATTGCTTTCAGCTTGGAAACGGAGCCGCCCCAACGGTCAGCATCCTGGAAGAGCAACAGCTTTTTACCCATGTAACTAGCAGCTTCAAACCTGTTCTTCTCCAGGTTTTCAAAGTCAGTGGAGTAAGTATTCTGTTTACCTACCAGTGCAACAGCAAGGTTGGCGTATGTAGATTTACCTGATTTACCAGGGCCCACAATCTCTACAAACTTCTGGATCTCATAACGACCCAGAAGTGTGGCACGCAGCCAGGCGCGCAGGACTTGAGTTCGATTCCAGCTTGCATGTTGGGTGTGCGTTAGCCAAGTGACGATCTCTTCACATGTAGCGGAAGGATCATACTCGTATGGCATTTGTTGTATGAGGTAGTAATTGCGGTTGAATGCCAGAAGTTCTTTTGCTTTGACATCTAATACACCATTAGTAAACAGAAGGTACTCAGAGCCATCACACCAATCTTCAAATGGAACTTCCGATTGAAGTTGAGCGTATATATCTTTCATGAGATTGTGCGTAAACCCCGCTGGCAAATCTTGATATTTAAGTTTGTTGCGGAGGTCACCCATCATTTCAACTTTGGTCAGTGGCTCCCACAAACCATTGGTTTTGTTGTATAAGAAAAACTGACCATGGGGTTGACTGTACCGTAGATCACCTGTATACATGTTGAGCACATTGTCGGTGATCTCACTCGATGCGGGGTTTCTGGAACGTTTCTTATCTTCTTTGTCTTCCTTGTTTTTTTTGCGCTCAGCCTGCGGCCGCGACTGCGTATTCCATGTATCAGTTGTGTGAAGGGTGCGCGGTTTTTCAGCCAGTGCCATCTCAGTCAGTCCTAAATCGTTTTCAATTTCTTCAACCAATGCAGACACATGATCAAGTGTCGCATCATCAACAGTCATTACCTTGTGTTCCTGAGAAGGTTGCCAGCCATTCTCCTGAGCAATATGAACCAATGACCCAAGCGTTCTGCCGCCACCACGACTAAACGAAAGCCAGCGACGGTGACATTCACCGTCCTTGTATTTACTCGACTGTTTTGACCAGTTATCCCACTCATCAAGCAATGATTCGTCTAATGAGTGGAGTGATTGTCCGACCGTGATCCAGATGTCGTAATCATCTGCAGCCTCTGGAGGCATACCCCACGTTGCTTCCTTGGCGAGTTGGATGTCACGATCAAGTCCAATCTGCGCCTGGATCACGAAGTTGGCACCAGCCATACGTGTTGTTTCTGTGGCTGGCTTCCCGTGCTTGACATTTTTATTGATGATGCAAGTCAACAACCAAGCAGGGAATTGCGGTAGGTCTTGCGCCCATTCAAAACCATGTCCTTCAACGGTGTAATAACCATCAGTCTCAGGGTGTAGACCCATGAGAACACCCTGGTGCCGCTTCCAAAGAATCTCTAGTTTCTCTTTGTTTTCTTCACCATGCCATGTGTATTTATTACGGATGATGTGCTTGTGAGAATCGCGATCTATTTTGTACAGCCGCCTCTCACGACCTTCTTTACCACTGAAGACTGTCAGCGTGGGTGGTAATGCTTCTTTAAATGAAACACCCGCCAGTTCCTCTACAAGTTTGTAAACGCTGGGGCCATCAATATCAACCCAGATCAAACCGTAGGGATGGTTGTAGACAGGACCACCAAGCAAACCAATTGCTTTACAGTCTCCAGTTGTTAGCTCCTCTTCAATTTCACCAACACTAAATGGCTTGGCTTGCCAGCCAACAACATACGGATCCTTGTTGGCACCAAGTGGGGTGAGAGGCCAGTCAACAGGAATGAAATCAATACGAATTTCGCCTGGCTTAAGGGAATATTGGTTTGTATTCATCGTGCGTTCAGTGAGGAATCAAGCTTTACTTTAAAGTCCCGGTCAGGGAAATAACCCTCCTGAAGCAATGAGAAAACATGGAGATGCATACTGGTGGGCAGACAAAAAACGTCCCCTTCCACCGCACTATCCATGCGGTTCCTGAGACTATTCGTCCACTCACCCACGGAAACGTGGATATCCATGAGGAGGGTTTTGAGTGTCTTCTTATCCTACGCCTGGCAATCCATGAAGAAGGTTATGGCTTTCCAGAGATCTGAGTCTCATTAGACTTAGACATAGATTGATATTCATCCATAAGTCTGTTGTATATATCTACTGGATCTTGCCGTGTTTCAATTGCACATGATGTTGCAACAGACCACGCAATGCGCTTTTGCTTGTCCTCTGACGACAGTTCACTCCAACGCATTTTTAGTTAGACAATTTGACATATAATATACAAAGAATCAAAAGTAAACAATGGCTTTAGCAGGTAGGTACTCCAGCGGTGGCAGTGGCAAAGGGCCCAAAGGTGGCCGAGGACGCAGCGCGGGCCAAGGTTCTGAAATGGGCCAAAAGCGTCGCGGAGAAGGTGTTACACGTTCCGAAGCATATCAAGCAGACGCTTTACGCCAAAGGGAAGAACGCCGTAGAGAAAAAGCTCGTCGTGAAAAAGAATTAGAGCGTCGTAAAGTAGCACAAACTTCGGAGCGCCGCCGTGAAAAACGTGAAGAACGTTTAAGTGGTAAGTCAAGTGCAGGAAAAACCTCAATGGGCCAAGAAGCTCGCATCAAGGAAAAGATTGCAGGTTTGCGCGACAAACTGAAAGATGTCCGCAGCAAAAAGAAAGATATTTAATTTAATTCTTCTATAGTTTGCAGCTGAGTGTAGTACTCATCAACGAGCTTATACCAGTCAGCATGCAGTGCATCCAGAAACCTCCTGGAGATCTTAAAGACCTGCGTACGTACTGGCGTTGACACCAAGATGGCTGCCTGCTGGACCGTCATTCCAAGTGTTTGTTGAATACCAAGATCGTATGCAGCTAATTGCTTAAGAGTTTTTTTAAATTTCATGTGACCACCCAGGAGATCACGCCATTCAGGCGAACCTTTCTCCAGGTCCTTGGGCCACTTACGGCTATAGGGTTTGACGCTGGTTTTTAAGTCAGCCAGAGTGAGCTTATTATTAACCACACCAATGATGTCGGGAGCACCAGCCCAAGCTCGCCCGTCAGGATCGCAACCCCACACACGAGCAACGTCATCAGCACCAACAGTAAATTTAAAACGATCAGCAATAGGTGTTTCCGCCCATAAAACTTCGTCAAACTGATCCAAAATCGACGGCATACCCTGCCAAAACTCTTGGTACTCATCAGCAATGTCCGGAGTTTTGTTACCTTTGAGGTACTGTTCCATACCATAATGGATTGCAGTGCCACGTTCTGCAGCTGCTTCTTTCACCCCTGGATTTGCTTTGGACCACATTTCAAGCTTCCGTTTGTTTGCTTCGGAAGCTGTCTCAGAAATGATAGTAGTTACGGACGGGGCTGGACCAGTGGGTAACGGTGTGGTGTAATGCCTTTTGCCGTTAAGCGTAATTCTGGTTGCGGCCCTGTTAAGGTTCCGCATGAGTTCTGGTTGCTGATCCTGGACTTTTACCCAAGGATCTTGTGATTCAATCTTAGCAACCATTAGTGGTTTTGTATATTATTCTCAGGTTACTCCCTTTACTAACGAAACGCGAATGAAAGGATTTGAGTATGCAGTGGCCAGCATCTTACTGGCGATGATGACAGTGGTAGCTCTTGACGTTTACCTTATTTTTGTAGTAGCACCTAACCAATGAACGGCCTACAAAAAGCCTGGTATTGGATCAAAGGTTGGTATTCATGCCTCTCCTGGATCCCTGGCGCCATTGCCAACAGTATCCAAACAGTTTTAAACAGGAACCCAAACAATGATTGATGTACTTTGCACAGCTGTTTTGCGTGATGGGCCCAAGTTATATCAGCATTTCAAAACAATTGACCATCCAATCAAGCGTTATTTTATTATTGATAACTCCTGCGGTCAGGACAAATCAGTAGCAACTGCCCTTAACCGCATTCACCAAGAAAAACCAAAGCATATTGGTGAGGTTTCAGTCCTGAAAACAGTACAAAATACTGGTTATCCGGGTGCCGTTAACCTAGCCATCCGTCAAAACACTGATTGCCGTCATTGGGTATTTACAGGATTTGATTGGTATCCGGACAAAGGAGAATTGAAGCGTCTATCTGACGTTATCGACGATCACCCCAATGGCATGACCTTGGGACTTGGCAATGACGAAATGTGCGGCATTGTAATTACCCCACATTTGCTGAACACTGTTGGGTACTTGGATGAAAATTTTTATCCAGGGTACTTTGAAGACAATGACTATCGGTATCGCCAAAAGCTAGCCGGTGTAACGATGTCGTCTTTCCCTTTAGAAAATACGCACATTACAAGCAGTACATTGCATAGCTGCAAAACATTTGAAGAACGTAATCAAATTACGTTTGCCAAAAATTTTAACTACTATGTAGATAAATGGGGAGGATTCCCAGACCGTGAGCTTTACCAAACACCCTTTGATCTCGGATATCCAATCAACTATTGGCACTATGATCCCAAGCGCACTGAGGATCTCCGCTGGGTCTAGCAATACGTTGTTAGATCTAGGGCGTATGCCGCTTGCAAATCAATTGCATGAAACCCGCAGTGATTCTATTTATGCCAAGCGGTACCGCCTGCATGCTATTCAAGATTTAAATCGCACGATCCACCTAGACCTGGCGGTACCCCCTGAAGAACTGTATGCAAATTATGCATATAACTCTGGCGTAAGCAAGCCATACCAAGAGCACTGCCAAAAGATGTTTGATTCTTTCAAGCATCTCAACCATGGAACCATCATTGACATTGGCGGCAATGACGGCACCCTCTTAAAAACATTTAAGGAATGCAGTGAACGTGACATACGTTGCATCAACGTAGATGCCAGTGCAATTTTCAAGACAGTGAATGAGGCCAGTGGCATTGAGTTTGTTAATGGATTCTTCTCTGACGAGTTGGATCTTCCCAAGGCAAACGTCATTACATCAACAAATGTTTTCCAACATACCAAAGACATCCATAAATTTTTGCGAGGGATTGTCAAGTTTCTAGACGGCATCTGGATCCTGGAGTTCCCTTATACGTTACGCACCCTCCAGACGTATCAATTCGACCAGTTTTACCACGAGCATTATTACTACTGGCTGGTAACACCCCTGGCTGAAATCTTCAAGGAATATGGACTAAAGATTATTTTTGCCCAAGAACAAACTATTCATGGCGGTAGCATGCGCCTATGGATGACAAATAAAGAACCGTCTGCCCCTGACGGTGCAGCCGAAAGATTTATCAAAGAAGAAGCAACGTTTGATTACTTAAATTTTCACTTTGAAGTAAAGGATAAAATCGAACAGGATGCCGAATGGATTAAAAACTTGCGTGGCCGTACTGCATTCTTTGGTGCTGCTGCTAAAGGATCCGTATATCTCAATGCATTGTCCCTGGACTCAAGCAGCATTCCTGGTGGTTATGTTGTTGATGACACTCCCGCCAAACAAGGTAAATATATTGGTGGCACAGGGTTCCAAATCAAAGACCGTAAGTTTTTATATGAAGATCAGCCAGACAATCTAATTATCTTGGCGCATAACTTCAAAGATTTTATCGAGACAACGCTGCGTCCACACTATCGCGGCCGTATTATTACGATGTTACCAACCACTGAAATTAAGGAGTACGACCAATGAGCACACCCAAGTGGGAGACATCCTCCAAAAAATTGGTCAACATCCTGGAAGAGTATGGCGTAAACGGATTTGATCGCCCTGGCGGCACAGATAAAGATACGATTCATAATTACACAGGTATTTATGAACACCTGTTATCTCCGTATGTAAAACGAAAGGGAAAGCTTCTTGAGATCGGCGTCCAACATGGCGGCTCTTCTTTGCTATGGCAAACATATTTACCGCAGTTTGAACTGTGTCTTGTAGATATTGCTGACATTGTGAACCAATGGATCTGGCATTGCATGGATCAAAACAAAAACCCGTACACATTTTATGAAGCAAATGCGTACGATCTTAGTTTTGTTGCTGGGTTAAAGGAAGCGTGGCAAGAGTTTGACATCATTATTGATGATGGTCCGCACACATTACCCAGCCAGCTTTTCGCCGTTAAACATTACTTGCCTCTCCTAAAGGAGGGTGGTGTTTTTGCCATTGAAGACATTCAACATATTGATCACATTCAAGTGTTGTCTGATGCAGTGCCTGCCGAGCTAGCAAGTGGCATTGAAGTGTATGACGTACGCGAAACCAAAGGTCGTTACGATGATCTTATCTTCGTTGTAAAACGGTAACCATACTTATTTAGTACGGCCATCCTCCTGTTATTTCTTTGTTTAGATGCAAGAATAACAGGAGGACTTTAATTCACAAATGCTAATCATTACTCCTATAGTGAGAGGACCTAAGGTATCTGAAATGGCATTATCTAACCAGGTGAAAGATGCAATTGATCAAGCAGGAAATCATCTGCGTGATGCCCTTGCGTTTGCTGCACGTGCGGAACATCCCCTCACCATCTCCACCATCTCTGACCTCTTGGTGCGCCTAGAGTCTTTAGAGTGTATGGATGAGATCATGCAGAAATTTGGAAAAGCATCCCAAGAAAAAGGAGATTCGTCTCCCTTCTGATGCTGATAGGTTAGAGCGTTACTTTACAGAGTTACATCGAATTATGCCCAACCCTGGCAGGGATTGGGCTAAGTCTACTAAACCGTGTAAGTATCTTAAACTGTTAGAAGAACGCAAGAATAACAATGGCAGACAAGAAAAAACCTGACGGTCTTTATAAAAACATTCACGAAAAACGTGAACGCATTGCC